AGAGCATATTGATAATTAATCTTTTTATTTTTCCTTCTGCAATTTTATTAAATTTTTCTGCGATGATCTTGTGATGGGACCCTTCAACAAATTCTGGCCATACGTGCTTCACGAAGCTTAGAAAATCACCATGGACTTGGGACCCCTTTCTTTTTTCTGAAAGTTTTGCAGCATATTTTAGAAACTCACGTTTCGCATCTGGTGGTAATTTTTTATATTCTTCTATGTTCATGGGACCCATAATGTTTTTATCGTGTGTGTACGTGTAAATCAAGGCATAAAGGCTATATATGTGGGACCCCTTTTTTGTAAATGGTGGGTGGGTGGGCCCACAAGCAGCAAGTTTGAGTTTGAATAGAGACCCAAAGCGCCCCGAAGGGGCGCAAAAAAAGAGGGCGCCGAAGGCGCCCTCTAATGTTTAGTTATGTGATTTAAATTATCCGTGCCATTCTGACGGAATGTTATTAGGTATGTAGATTGCGTCACCTACAATTATATCTTGATCACCGTAAGTGTCGAAGTATAACTTAGACGCTAACTCATTGATGGGTTTATTTTTTAACTTACCTTCTTCATCGATAAGTAAGATCCCATCTTTTACCTTAACAAGTTCAACCCAACCACCTACAAACTTTTGTGCGTCTGATAGTGATGGGTTGTCCTCTTTCTTTTTTATTTCTCTAAGTGTTGTCATATATGGGATATTATATTATTGCTCAGCATTGTCAAGTTTAGTTATTGTAGTTCGCGTATAACTATAATCGCCATATGAACTTTGATACGTCTTTTTTTCAGGGTCAGCGATTGGCGTTTCAAGAGGCTCGGTCCTTGGTGCAATCCTTATAATTTGCTCAACATATTTATTTGCAAAATCATTGTAACAACCATTGCTACAAAAATAATTATAAAAACTAGTCCCAAGTTGATAACCCTTGTATTGTTTTACCTTTCTAGTTCTTAGAACCTTAGAACCTTTAGACCCTCGCACACGGTCCAAAGTTGAGTGCGTATGACAATTCGGACCGTGGCACCAATGATATTCAGCCATTGTTTAACTCCCCTTGACCAATTGAGATTGCACTCTCGCCACTTGCACAACGATAGCCCCCTCTATCTCTATCGTAATAAATAATATATCCATTACCGATTTTACATTTCTCGTCCCATTTAGCATTTCTGTAAACGGGTCTGCCGTTGTACTTTTTAGGTTTATAGCAAATTGAAAAATATACTGCCTCTTTCAATTTCTCTATAACTGTTTGTGCGTCTGTTTTTTTCATTGTGTCCTCTTTCTTCTTTCTAGTTTATGTATGGGATATTATCATATCCCATACATATTGCAACACTTAATTTAATTGAGATTGTTCGTATTGTTTTCGCAACGCAATCTTTTGCTCTCTAGTCTGATTTTTATTCTTCATACCTTTGATTAAGTTTGCTAAGTTGCTTGGATTGTAGATAGTCAATCCTGTTGAGTTAGTTCTAACAAGTTCTGCCTCATCTACTTGTATTCCAAGTTCAGTTGCAAGTTCAATACCCTCACTCAAATATCTGTATGCTTTCAAACCGATTTTTAATTGTTCAGTTTGTTTGCTAATACTATCTATCCAAGTTTGGTGTTTGGAAACAACATTGGCTTTTGCCATTCGCCATTGTTCAAACTGTTCGTACTCGGCTTTGGTACAAGCGATTGCTCTTGAACGACAGTGGCTAGTTCCAATGACATCAAGTAAGAATTGTTTATCAAACTTTGAAGTCATACCTGTATGTTCATCATAACGACCTTTACCTAGAAACTTATTATTTGCGTCTACGTGCTTGGTCTTATGTGGGTTGTTGTCCTTACCTGATTGCTGTGCAATTATATCAGGGTTCAATCCATTTTCTTTTAGTTCCTCTCGGTAATATGCGTGTGCAAAGTGGTCTCTCTCATCACTATCACTATACTCACTACCATTGAGGTTGCCATACAAACTAAAATCAAAATGAGATTGCGTGTCTTTTTTATCGCCATCTTCATCAACATCTTCCGAGTGTGAAAAGTAAAAGCATTTATCTTTTGCAACTACATCACAAGGGTCGCCATATTTCTTTTTGAAATGTCTTAACGTGGCAACATCTTCTTTCGGATATGACCTTTCAACTACTTTTCGTGCTAGTTCAAATGCCAACGTCTGTTGGTTTTCAAAGTTTTCTCTCGCCTCTAAAAAACCTTGTCGTTCTTGCGTGTCCTCTTTTTCAAAGACATCTTTAATACGATTATAGAGTTTATTTCTATATTCAGTATTCATTCTTATCTTACTCATATATGTCCTTTTGTTTATTGTTTTTAATACTTGACAACTTAACAGAAATTCCTATATAGTCAATACATATGAGAAAGAAAGATAATTACACTTGTACAATTTGTGGTGAGTTCACTTCTTATGATGAATGGGCAAAACCGAATGTTTCGTGCATAAATTGTGGGAGTGAAGAATGATGGAATTATTAATCTTAATATGCATTGTCGGTGCTATCGGCATTGCCTATTTTGGAATAATGGGAACATAGGCGCGAGCCTCCAAAACTACGCGCCCTTGACCCCTGATCTCTGGTGCCACTTGCAAGGTAGCTACAGTGCCAGAGATCTGGGGTCAAGCTAGGTCCCACACTAGACCTAGGTTAAGTCATATAAGCACGCAAGTGTTGACAGGATAGTTGCAAACGAACTGGCTTGGCCTAACAAAGGACATAATGAGATGGTAAAATGGACAACGATAACTTTCAAGCAACTAGCAGCCCAGAAGGATCTCCGGCTGGATGCCAGTTACTGGATAAAACAAAAGGAAAAAAATGAAAAAAATAACAATCGAGCTACAAGCCTCAAGCGGCCAGCAGAAAAGCTTCATCGCGGATCTGTATCTAAGCATGCTGCCATGGCAAAGGTACGCAAAGTTTAAAATAAAATCTGGTGGTAAAATATACAAGCCACAAGCTGCGAGCTTCAAGCACCAAAGATACAGACCTGAACGGGAGGGTGGGCCCGTGAGCAGCAAGCCTTGACACATATGGGATTTTATGGTAAACATGAATCATTAGCCCTTGGCCCCGTAGCGCTATTCAAAACTTCAACGGGGCATAAACACAAACAAAAGGACACAAAATGAGATATTTAGTTTTACAAAAAATGAAATACATCAGAGGCATTCAATATGATATGCCGCCTATGGGTAAAGATGGTTTCCCAGATTTAGCGACTGCAGAAGGAGCAAAGGCTGCTCTGGAGACGCTTGAGCAAAGGCCTGATCTGGTGAGCTATGTAATCGTGAAGGTTCAGGATGAAAAAAATTAATCACAACGACCTGCTGCCATGGTTCCTGGAGGACCATGGCACGTTGCCAGCTTCCTATCTGGAGAGCTGCAGGAAATTTTTTCAGGGGATCAAGCAACAAGTAACAAGCAACAAGCGGCAAGCCACAAGCTCGCCACAATTAAAAGATAAACCTGCAACCAGAAAGGATAATTTATGAAAGTTAAAGAAGCACAAAAAATTACTGGCAGCATGACCAGAACCAGCAAGATGCCCGGCCTGAGCTACAGCCTGCCAGCCTGGGAATGCAAGACAGGTGCCAAGCTTGCCAAGATTAAAGGCAGCGTCTGCAATGGCTGCTATGCAATGAAGGGCAACTACACCAGATACCCGGCTATAAAAGCAGCTCAGTATGTTAGATTAAAATCAATTGACGATCCGCGATGGGTTGACGCCATGGTGGCCCAGATCAAGAGGCAGAAGTATTTCAGGTGGCATGATGCCGGCGACGTCCAGTCGGAGGATCACCTGCTCAAGATCTTTGAAGTATGCAAGCGCACGCCGGAGACCAGACACTGGTTACCGACACGTGAAGCGCAATTTTTAAAATTAGTATCACCTGAAGAAGTTCCAGACAATCTAACCATCAGGATGTCCAGTCACATGATAGACCAGGCGCCGGTGAGCTTCTGGCCATGGACCAGCACAGTTGGATCAAAGACTCGAACATGTCCAGCTCCAGACCAGGGCAACAGCTGTGGGACCTGCAGATCCTGTTGGGACCGTAATGTCAAGAACGTAGAATATGGCAAGCATTAAAAAATTTGTGTCCGCAAATTTCAGCGTTGATTGCACAGCACTCAACGCTGAGAACTCTAAGCGCTTCGTGGACAGCGCTACAAGCAACAAGCAGCGAGCTACAAGCAACAAGCCACAAGCGACAAGCAGCAGGCCTCAAGCATCAAGCGGCAAGCCAAGCAACAAGCGTTGAACGTGGGACCAATCATCAAGCGCCAAGCAGCGAGCTTCGCGATGGTCGTTTAACAAACCGATGACCGCGGATGACTCATAAAGTTTTACGGAGCGAGGAGCGAGGGTCTTTAGCATCCCTCT